TCACTTAAATAACCGGCATTGTTAGGATACAAGTCAAAAGCTTGTGGATAAGAAGGGAATAAATAATCCGACAAAAGACCTAACGCAGAAACATGTAGTCTCAGTGTTTTATTAAATATAAATTGCGAGTTAGTGTAATGGTAACATATTGGGCTCATAACCCAAAGTTTTAGGTTCGAGTCCTAAGTTCGCAACAAAAACATTATGAAACAGTTTTTATTTATTTTTGCATTAGTTGTTTTCGCTGCATCATGTGGTTCAGAATCAACTTCAACCAGCGCATCAGACACTTGTTCTACAGATTCTTGTTCTATAGATTCTTTATGCGCAGATTCAGCCGTAACGGTTGATTCAACAATTTCTAGATAATTTAATTTATCAGCCCGAGTAGCTCAATAGGTAGAGCAGCTGATTTGTAATCAGCAGGTTGCAGGTTCGATTCCTGTCTCTGGCTCTGTATTGCGGGAGTAGCTCAGTCGGTAGAGCGTCTGCTTGCCAAGCAGAAGGCCGTGGGTTCGAGTCCCATCTCCCGCTCTAGATGTTCCCGTAGCTCAGCGGAAGAGCAATCGCCTTCTAAGCGATAGGCCACAAGTTCGAATCTTGTCGGGAATACAAATACGGTCAGGTGGCAGAGTTGGTTTAATGCACCGGTCTTGAAAACCGGCGTACTGAAAGGTACCGGGGGTTCGAATCCCTCCCTTACCGCTGATTTTTTATTTCTTATTTCTATAGTAATTTAGGCCCGAAAGGGCCTTTTTTACTGTTATGCATAATATTTATAAGTGCTAATAAGTTACTACGTATACAATTATGAGAACACTTATTAGACTAGTTTCGCCAAAAGTATTTTTATTATGTTTTTTGTTTTGTGTATTTGGCGTTAGTTCTAGTAAAGTTCCGCATCATCAAATATACATATCGAAAGCAGGTGATGGTTGGGACTTAATGATTGATTCGGCCCTCACTCTTATTAAAAATACCGATTCTGTTAAATACAGCTTTATTCTACGTGTATGCGATACTGTAGATTTTTGGGCTGGTGAATTTTCGTCAAATGATGGATTTAAATCTATCTTGGTTTCTGTAAAAGATGTTAAGCTTAACTCTGTTAACAATTTAGCAGCTATTTTGTTACATGAAAGTATGCATTTGTATTATAGTCAAAACAATATACAAATGTCATTAGGTGAAGAAGAACGCAATTGTTACATGTATGAGTTTGAGTTTTTAATTAAATTAGAAAAACTTGAACCGTGGTTACTACAACATACGATCAAGCAAATACAGAACTATAAATGAAAAAACTAATTTTATCTCTAATGACAATACTAGTCTCAGGATTAGTATTTTCTCAACAAGCTTCAACTTCTCCTGGAACAGGGCATTGGGTTGTAATAGACTCGGGCTATCAGGTAGGTACTACCGTTGAAGGAAAAACAGTAGCGCCATTGTATTTTCACAATACATCTACATCTGAAAAAATTACCGGTCTTCAGTTTAGATTATTTTATGATAATACGGCGTTTACTAAGTGCGAACCTACTTTAAAGATTTCTACCACGGATCAGTATTTACAATTTGTAGATAATCCTACTAATGGTTATTTAACAGTAACTGTAGTTTATACTGGTACTAATGCTTCTTTTAATTATTCTAACGGAGCTACCTTTGATTTAACATTTACGCATGCTGCAAATGCAACATGGAATACATTGGATTCTATTAAAACATTAAAAATTACCGGAGCTTATGGATTTAGCAATGTAGCTTCTACGAATTGGGGCAATGATACTACATTAACTGTATATTCATATGGTGGTCGATTTAACCAAAGATTGCTTCGTTTTGCGGGTAAATTTATTAATGTTACCGGTACTAATTCTCCAAATCTATGGGTTTCTTTAGAAAAGAAGCCTAAAACCGGAGGTTCTTGGACACAAGTTGCTTCTGATAAAACCAATACTAACGGTCATATTGTATTTAAGAAGTTTTTAGATACTACATATTGGGATGTTAGAATGGCAGTTCAAGGTGATTCTATGTCAGTAGGAAATGTTATTTCTACCGCAGATGCTCAAAAAATAAATCAATCTATCTTAGCTCAATATACACCTGCAGGATTTGATTTTTATACCATGGACGTAAATGGAGCAGATGGTAATATTACAATTGCAGATGTTTATTCTGTATACGGAAGATTGGCAGGTAGATTTAATAAATGGCCTAATTCACAGAAAGATGTTTTATTCTTTACTGTAGCTGAATATGGCTCAATCAATGGTTCTAGTACTAATCTAACGGCTACTTATACGGGCGTTACGAACTTTACTTACTATGTCAATGGTAAAGATTCTATTACTTATTATGTAGCTGTAAAGGGAGATGCTAATGGTACTGGATTTAAGAAAGCTCGTTTAACTCCTATTAAAATAGTTAATCAAGCAAATGCTAAAAAATACATTATTGACAATACAGTAACTTATGATAATCCTAATTTAAGTACTATAGAATTCAATATGCCTAAGGTAACTGTTGACGATGGTAACTTAGTTAACATACCGGTTAAGGTTTTAACTAACGGAAATAAATTAGGTGCATTGCAAATTGAATTAAAATATGATACTGCGTTATTAGAATTTAAGAAAGTTGAATTAACAGAAAAAATGGTAACATGGACTTCTTATTTCAATCCTGATAACGGAGTTGTATCTTTTGGATCTGTAGATTTAACAAATAAAAACTTTGTTAATGACGGTGAACAAATCATGACATTACAATTCTTAGCTAAGAAGCCACAAGACGATTGGGGTAGTGCATCTGTATGGACAGGTCCTAAATATGCCGGCGATGTAGTTGCTAAAGACGTAAACATAACACCTGCTATGGGCGTTGTAGAAGTTCGCCGAGTAAAAGGGTCTACAATAGTTAAAGGATTAGATGGACTAATAGTATTTCCAAATCCAAACCAAGGTGAGATAGTAGTTGAATTTAAAGTACAAGTAGAATCAGATGTAGAATTAAATGTAAGCAATTTGATTGGTCAAAGGGTATTAGAAATACTAGAACAAAGAATGCCTGCGGGAGACTACAAGTATTTGGTTAAATTAGATCAATTACAAAATGGCATGTACATAATGTCATTGCAAACTAGTTCTACAGTATCTTCACACAAAATATTTATAAACAAGTAATATGAGTTTAAAAGATTTATTAACAAGCGCTGGTAAAAGTGAATTTGTTAAAGTAGACGATAAGAATCGTTTCTACTTCATGTTACAACAAATGCAAAACAATAGATGGAAAATTACCTTAGTTGTTTTGTTTTTGTTTTTCTTTATTATAGCTGGTATCAATTCAGCTGTATTTTTTGGAGTTGCTATACAAGAGTCTTGGAAAGAATTGTTACTTATTCTATTAGGTGCTTTTGTAGGTAACTTAAATAAAGTAGTCGACTATTGGTTTAACTCTGAAGACAGAGACAAAATGTTAATTCAAAAGGTCGATGAAGAAGATGGTCAGTCATTATCAAACACATTAGATACTAAATAAAATTATGTCAGAAGAAAAAGAAGAAGGCGGATTATCCGCAGTTAAAAAAGCCGTTGTCGGAGCTATTACCACGGGTATTGCTGCTGGCGGCGCATGGTTAGCTGGTCTATTCGGCGGAGGTAGTGAACCTGCAGCAACACCTGCGAATACACCTGCTCCTGCTCCTGTAGTTGTGAATGTTCAGCAAACACAAGAAAACAAACAGCAAGTTAAAGGTAACTCTGCTCCTATGGTTATTAAGGAAAGAGTAATTGAAAAACCTGCTGCTGAATCTAAACCTGCTGCTAAACCAAAAGAAGATGAAGAAGATCCTTGGTAATATTTTAATCATATCAGCAATTGCATTATTATTATCAGGTTGTGGTTCAATGAAAACTACAACAGAACAAGATGTAATTGAAAAAGCTGATATTTCAACTGTTTCTGCTTATACAGATTCTACAAAGTATGCTGTACAAGTATTGAGCATGGATATGTCTAAAGTATTAGCAACGTATCCTACCTTACAAGAAAAGAATGTTGGATTAGGATTTGCTGAATCTGTATTAGATTATTTAGATGAAACAGGAAGATTTATTTTCACCGAAGAAAAGTCGGACATCAAAGAAAGAATGGTTACTCAGTTTAAAGCATCTAAAAAAGGTGTATTTGAAGAGCCAATTGATGGAAAAGGCAAGATTAAAGCTGCTCGTTACTTTGTTTATGCTACTGTGGCCGATTTTGCTGTTGATGAAGATGAAACTGTAGAAAAAGGAAAGACAAAAGTTGTTGTTACTACTTTTATTAGACTTCAAGTACGTTTCGTCGATGCTAAAACCGGACAAGTTTATATCGGGTCCGGCGAAGGCGAAGCAGTTAAAGTAGGAGAATCATTTTTAAAATCATTAGATAATATGTCTTTTTCTCAATCTACAGTTGGTAAAGCAACTAGAAAAGCTTTAGAAACTGCTACAACAAAAGTAGTACAAAGATTGATTACAGAAGGTGTATTTAAAAACTAAAATATTATTTCTATTCTTATTAGTAGGGCTGTCCTTAAACGGGCAGTCCTTTACTTATTCTTATATAGATCCATGTACTCAGCAATTAAAGACAATTTTTGCTGATATGAGTTCTCCAATAGTAATTGCATATTATGGCGAAGTTAAATCTTTTACATACGATGAATTACAAAATGGAGTATTTGATAATTGGATCAACAATATATATTTAAAATACCAAAGCACTTCACCGTGCCAAGGCGTGTTAGTATCTACGACCACAACAACTACAACCAATCAAGTTTCGAACGTTTTAGGAAATGTCATGAATCTAGTAAATTTAGACTTTTCTTCAGTTAGTAACGTTGGAGCAGGTGTTGGAATGAACGTAGGAAGTACCACTCAATCAGGAACAAATGTTAGTACGAGTCAATCAAAAGAAAACAAAGATGGAGGTAATTCTACTGATAACTCTACTGATCGCAATGGTAATTCAAGTGGCGGACAAGGAAATGAACCGGGGACCGGGTCGTCGGGATCATCACAAGGACAAGAAGGACAAGGTAATGTAGGAGGTAACGGTGGAAGTTCTAATAATAATTCTAGTTCTAATAGTTCTTCTTCTAATAATGGTGGCAGCGGCAATGGCAATGGCGGGTCAACGGATGGAAATTCTAAATCAGACCAACCCACAGAACAGCAAGTTGAACAACAAAAAACAGAGTCACAAAAGACTCAGTCAAATAGCACAACAAAAGCTGCTAGTAAAGCAAAAACAGAAACACAAAAGCCAGCAATCTTATTAACAGGTGATATAGTCGGTATTCAAACTAAATCTGACGGCGCTCAAGATGCGCGAGCTACTATGTCATTTACTAGAGTAAAAGGAGATGGTACTGCATCTATAGGCTTGTCAGCAGATTATATGGTCGGTGCTCGAATTGGAAATGTATCGGCTATTAAATCATGGATAGGAGTCAATAAATCAGGTCATAAACATATTAACGTATTATCTGGAGGATTAGGATTAATGCCTAGTGCAACTACCGGCAATGTATTATTTGTTCGTGTTAATTCAATTAAACGGTTTACTGCATTATACGGCGGAGCCGGTACATATGGTTCGTTATATGGCGAAGAACTTATTTCAACTGTAGCAATTGCAGGTTTTATGTATAAAGGCAATGTTACAAAGTCATTAGAAGCTACCATAATTATGGCGGGTATTTATTCTCCCTATACAAAGTATTATACAGAATCTTTATTTGAATCTAAACCATTAGTTATTCCGTTTTTAAATTTAAACTATAAGTTAACTAAAACATTCGGAGTAGGATTAACAGCGGGCGGAACATATATAACAGGTCAAGACATATTAAACTTTCAAATACTAATGGGAGCTAAAATGAAGTTATGAGATGGCTAACTTTTATATTATTATTTATTTGTAATACTGCACTTGCTCAGTTCACTTATTCAGGATACCTTTATAATGCCGATGGATCTGGTGCAAATAATGTTCCCGTAAAACTTTTCAAAAGTACAGCGGGTGCTTCTACTAGATCTGGCACTATAGTTAAAATAACATCCGGTATTCCATCTGATAGAGGAAGAGGAAGTTCGGTATTACACTCAACTGCTAATACAGATGAAAAGTCTATAGCTATTACATTTCCTTCCGGATTCAGCCCTTCTTATGCAGGTACTAATTATTCTTCAGGCCACGTAAATGCCAACTCTTGGTTTACTTTTGGAACAAGTTCTAGTTCCGGCTTTAATGGAAATGCTACTAACCCTAACCAACCAACAATTCATATCGGTTCAGTTGATAATGGTTCAACAGATAACAACGTTTCTTTTGTTTCAACTGAAACTTACACCGATGCTACTTACGGAGATGTTTTTAGGGTAAGATATGAGGGTAATTGTAGGTACAATCAAACAGGAATTAATTATGTTTGGGATTTATATTTTATCAAAAGCCAAGCTTCAAAACAAATAGTAGTCTGGAGAACATTTACTGCAGATGGCTCTAATCAAGAAGTAATGGGCATATCTACAGGCAGTGCTTGGATGGCAAATACACTAGTAACATCAGGTACATTTTCTGGTACTAGTTGGGAAATAAATACAACATTAACTACTACAACAAGTTCTAATGTGTTAGATGCTACTGTATATACAAACTCATCGGGATACTATTCTTTTTCGAGAACTTCAGTAACAGGTAATCAATTTACAATCCAGGTAGATGCACCGACTAGAATACAATCATATACTAATTCAGATATTCAAGGAGTGTCTAATATTATTTTAGACAGAACAACCAGGAATGGTTTATCATTTCATATGTTTGATGTAAATGATGATAATAAAATAACAGTGTCTGATAAGTATTACATCGCCGCCCGTAAAGCAGGTTTATTTTCTAAATGGAGAACTGCACCTGATGTTAGAATTTTTACTACTACACAATATAATGCAATCAAAGCTGCAACTACCAATGTACGTTCGACATATCCAGGTGTTAGTACATACACTACATCTGCATTAACTAGTGGCGGTAGTTTAAGTTTATATTTAATTGCGCCAGGATACGTAGGTTCTGTAACTTACTAATATTTATAAAAGATGCTAAACATATTATTACCGATAGTATTTGCACTTACACCTAAAGACACTACATTTGTTAAAGTACATGTAGAAAATGCTACATCAATTCAGTATATTGAAAAACGAGATGTTACATTCGGAGTAAAAGAAACGGTAGAAGAATTGTTAGCTAACGAAGGGTATTGGCCTGTAGACTCAAATGCTACATTTGATGCTCGAGTGTCAATTGATAGTATTTATTCGCCGCAACGTATATTAAACATTGCAGGATTAAAATGGTTACGAAAAGATTATGTTATAGAAACTAGTATATGTATTGCATCAGGTTGTTATAAAGCAAGTGGTAAAAGAAGTACTTTTATATTTGCTATGTTTTTAAATGTTGAAAATGACGAAGTTCCGTTAAACCGAAAGGCGTTTTCGAAAGCCCTTGAGGCTAGTTTACGTGAAAATGTAAAGTTTAAAAACAAAAAACAATAATGATATGAAACAATTTTTTAAAAATTTATTTGACGACAACAACACAATTAACGAAAAAGCAGTAGTTGGATTTATTGCTTTTATGTGTTTAGTGTTAGCTTTACTTGTTGACCTAGTAACTGGTTATATGGGTACTGCTTTAGTAATTAACGAATTCATTTTCGATGGATTTATGGTAATCATTTTAGGTTCATTTGGCATCGCTTCAGTTGACAAATTTATGAACTTAAAAAATGGTAAAAAGGAAGAAGAAGAAAAATCAACTGAAGAAGAAGGTTAATTATGTTACTAAAAAAAGGTGATAACAACGAACAGGTAAAACAACTTCAAATCAAATTAGGAGTTGAACCTATAGGAAACTTTGGTCCTAAAACAGAAGCAGCTGTTAAGGCATGGCAAAAAGCAAATGGATTAGAAGATGATGGTATCGTAGGTGATACTACTTGGAATAAATTAATGGGTACTACACCTGCACCTGCAGCTGCTCCAGTAACTGTTTCTGCTTCTAGTTTCAAGCTTGATAAACTAAAAGGCCATATTCCAGATGCGGTATTAGCACAAATTCCTGATACTGCAAAAGCATTTAATATAACTAATCCTTTAAGATTAGCACATTTTTTAGCACAGTGCGGTCATGAATCAGGCGGATGGAGAGCAGTATCTGAAAACTTAAATTATTCTTCAAAAGGATTAATGGGTATTTTTGGTAAGTATTTTCCTACATTAGCTTTAGCTGAACAATATGCTCGTAAACCAGAAGCAATTGCATCTAGAGTTTATGGAAATAGAATGGGCAATGGAGCGGAGGCAACTAAAGACGGATTTAAATTTAGAGGCAGAGGTTACATTCAGTTAACAGGTAAAGACAATTATAGTTTATTTGATAAGTTTGTACCTGAGGATATTTTAAGTAGTCCAGATTTAGTAGCAACTAAATATCCTTTAATGTCAGCAGCTTGGTTCTTTAACAAAAATGGTCTTTGGGCTATTTGTGACAGAGGTGCAGATCAAGGAACAGTAACTGCAGTAACTAAAAGAGTTAATGGCGGAACTATCGGATTGCCAGATCGTATTAAACATTTTAACGAGTATTATAATTTATTAAAGTAATGAGTGAGTTTCAATTACACGACGGACAAGGATTTATCTACGTTGGAGAGTACTTCCATAAATTTGGAAAAAGCATGTCTTTAAAAGAAAAGAAAGTTGGTAAAACTGATTCTTTATTAAACATACCACAGATTGATGACTATGCATTTAGTTTAGATTTTATAGCTTCAGATATCTACTTAGTCGATGACGTAGAAATGATGTATGAAGCATTAACTTCATTGATTGCAGTTGATCAATTAAAAGATGATTGGTATGAAGACACTGATAATGATTTAAAAGACCGTATTGCTAAGTTTATGGCAGCTTTCGGTTATAAAGAAATTGCAGATGTCGATGGAGATGGTATTCCAGATCATTTAGACAGTCACATAGGATAATCATAATGCCTCACTTCGGTGGGGCATTTTACTGTTCTGGCTGTGGATAACTTTGTAAACATTTTTCTTGTTTTTTTGAGATATCGACCTTATCTTTATAGTATAGAAATAAAAGATATGAATTACCAAGAATTAATGTTTAGTAAAGAGGTTCTTACCCAGGAAGAGTATGATTTTTGTTTTAATTGTAACCATGTTGAAGTTCGAGAGTCTACTTCTAAAATCGGTGAAGGTAGATATTTGAATCTTAATGTATATTCTGAAGCAGATAAAGAAGAATATGACTTGAGAATGGAGATGGGGTTGTAAAAAAAGTTTCAAAAAGACTTGTAAATACGAAAAATAGATATTATCTTTATGTTATGGAAATAAAAAATATGAAAGAATTTATTAAAGACACGTTGGTAGGTACCGCAATTTTGTTTTTTGGTACTATGTTTTTAGCTACGCTAGTTATTTCAATTTATACATTTTTTGGTAAATAATGGATAAGTCAATTATAACATACGACGTAACTACATTTGAATTATCCGAGCATGATAGTTTAGTAGTTAAGCCTAGCTGGGAAGGGGTTGAGTTTAGTCACTTACGCGAAGGCACTTCAGCTCACTCGTTAGCTACATATAACACAGGTAGGTGGACTTTTAAAGACAACAAAGATCGATCTTTGTTCTTACAATTAATGCAAACATATCCTACGCAATTTCGTTATGCATTTAAACGATACTTTTACTATCGAGAAAGAGATCGTTTTTATACAATTACATGTGCTAAACGCAAATTTACGATTTGGTCACATAAAATTCAAAATTCTATTTGGGACAAAATGTATAACATGTTTTATGGAAGATAAGGTATATACATTCGATGATTTAAAGTTTATATCACATCCTGGTGTTCCGGGTGGAGTAAAAGCTACAATAACATTTGAAAATGGTTATTCAATGATCGTGTCAGGCGATACTGGTAGTACATTTTATGGAGATGGTATAGATACATTTGAGGTATGGGCTAGTTGTGATGATACATCTCAAGTGCATTTTACAAAAGAACAAGTAACTGAGTATATGAGATCAATTCAAATGATCCGTCAATATGATGATCCATTTTTTGTTTAATTATGTATAGAATAGTTCCAGGTCATTCAGATAAATACGGCAAAGTATGGCTGTTAAAAGAAGGTAAACAAGTAATTGATACTTTTTTAACGAAAGAGGCTGCAGAAAAATCAAAGAAAAAATTAGAAGAGTTTAAGACATTATTTGAAAAATTATGATTCAATTAACAAAAGATCAAGAAAAGCTACGAGATAAATTTAAAAAACAGGTTGACAAGTACTATCCCAAATCATATGTTAAGCAAGTAACATTAGGTAGATATACTATTGAGTATTTAAATGAAGATTATGAACCAATAGACATACTAGCTACTCAGTATTTTCTACCTACATTGACAGTTATCGAAGCTTGGCAAGTAGCAGCTAGTGTATGTAAAACAACTCAAAACATAAATCGAACTCACCCTATTAAAGTTGAGTTATCAGATGTTGAAGGTAAATACGAACGAGTTAAGAATCGTAGAAATAAATCTATTAAAAAGTAATTTTGTAATATGACTTTTTATTTTTATATTTAAGAACCAAATAAAATACATATGATTATAGTATCAATTATCGCCGTAGTAGCCGTTGGAGCTGCTCTGTACTTTGTAGTACAAAATGGAAAGTTATCTTCAATTATTGAAGATAAAGAAATGGTAGCTAATGCACTTCGTGCTCAAGTCGAAGCTGACAAATTAAAAATTGCTTCGTTAAAATTAGAAGTTGAAATGTCTCATCAACGTAGCGCTGATAAGCCTGTTGAAGTACAAAAAGCTAGTGCACCTAGAAGACGTCCAGCAAAAAAATCACCTAAGCAAGACTAATGGAACCGACGAATGATTATATGAATAAAATACTAGAAGAGTATTATAAATACTATTTATCTAATAGTAGTAACAGTAGTTTATCTACTACTAACATAGCAGATTTATTTTCTTCTCAATCAGTATGGGATGTATTATCAGAATCATATGCAGATGCTAATTCGTATACTACATGGCAAGATTCTGGTACTACTAATGTAACGCCTGCTGCGGATAATAAAGTTTATTCAGATAACCATTCGAATGATCTTATCGTGAATGGCGATGCGCTTATGAAAAATTATAACTATTCAAAGTCTCAAGTTATGGTTATGCATAATCGCCATCACGATAAAATCAAGTACATGTTAGATTTGTTTTATAAATTTAAAATATCATCGGGGCCGGAACAAGAAACATATACTACATACTTCGAAGATTTAGTGTACTTAAATTCTGCATTTAAGTCTACTACTACAACAGTTGTAATGACAAAAAAAGGAATGCAACGATGTAATGATATTTATAATTGGTATGAAAGCATTAAACGAACTGCTGAGTTCATCGGAGCTCCTAGAACTTAAGGAAATTATTAAGTTACCTAAAACAGAAACGAAACTTAGCCTTTTAAAAGAATTCTTCTTAAAAGAAAGTATCTTTAATGCGCTAAAAACTGAAATCGATCCAATGTATATAGCATTTGAAATTTATCAAACAAATTAAATGGATTTTGACGACTTTTTCATCAATGATGAAGACTGGGAATTCTTTGAAGAACTACCATCTGATGAACAAATACTGTTTACATATGACTTGGTGTGTGAAGAATTCTATGGAAAGGGATCAATCGATGAAGAAGAAAAAGGACAAATAGAAATAGATAACTTTGAAGATTTTTTAGAAAATCTATCTGACAGGTTAGTAAATCAATTTGCTGATGTATCTATTTTACAAATAAACAATAAAATAATTTTCAACTCTGAAGATAAAAAACTACTGAATACTGCTGTGTTAGATTATTTTAACCAGGGCTATATTCTGGAACGAGTTGATATGTCTAAACAAGTAACAGTATTGTTTCATAAAATGCGTTATTGCGAAATGTATACTATTATAGGTAAAACAGAAAAAATTAGTTACAATTAATATGATGTTTCAAATTCCAACTACGTACATAAACTTTCAAGGAAACTTATTTAAAGTAGTACGTACAATGCCATCTCATAAAGTACCGGAACAATTTGTACCTGAACTTAAAGCTTACTATAATTGTGATATTGCACTACGTGCACATGATCTATTATACTTATGCGAATTGTGTCCTGAGGCACAAATAGTTGAAGAATAATTTGGAATTACGAAATATTCTACTTATCTTTATGATATGTTAGATATCAATCTAGGCTATGCCTGTATCAACGAAACTCTTAAACGCCAAAAGATCACGACTAATCGTGGCTTGAAAAAAGCTACATTAGATTCTAAAGGCTTACAGTATGTTTCGCAGCTTTCTCTTCAAAATGTACAAGATTTAGCTACCGTGTTAGAATGGAATGTTAAGAATAACATTCGTTTATTTCGTATGTCATCTGATATTATACCATGGGGCAATAAGATCGACATTGACCAATTACCTGATATTAAAGAAATTCGTAGTACATTCGAGCGAATAGGTAAGTATATAGCTGATAACAACGTACGTGTTACTACACACCCAGGTCCATTTAATTTATTAGCTTCATCTAATCCTACGGTAGTTCATAATACTATATTAGATTTGCAAATGCATGCGGTTATTTTTGACATGCTTAACTTATCTCAAACTCATTACAATAAAATTAATATACATGTAGGTGCAGCTTACAATGATAAAATTGCTACATCTAAGGTATGGTGTGATAATTTTAAGAAACTACCCGAGTCGGTTAAACGTAGATTAACGATTGAGAATGACGATAAAGCTTCTATGTATTCAGTTCGAGACTTACATCAATTGATTTATTCTGAAGTAGGTGTGCCGATTGTATTTGATTATCACCATCATAGTTTTAATACTGGCGATCTATCTGAAGAAAATGCACTTAGGTTAGCTGTATCGACATGGTCCGATATTAAGCCCGTAGTTCATTACTCAGAGTCTAAAGCTATACATGAAAATGATAGTAAGATTAAACTTCAAGCTCATTCTGACTACATTAATGGTCCGATAAACACTTACGGATTAGATGTAGATATCATGCTCGAAACCAAGGCTAAAGAATTGGCTTTATTGAAGTTTCGTGATGTAGATAACTGTGGGTGGAAAACTTTTTAAACTTTTTTTAGCGGTTTTGAACGGTTTGTATTACAGTCATCATAATTATTTTATATAATATATAATAGAAATAATAATAAGTAATAAATAATAATATTAATAATATTTAATATTAATAATAAATTATATTTTAGTTATGCGTCATAAGGAATTCACCCTAAACAAAATTGATTCTGTAAAAGTACGAATCGAAACACTTAAACGTCAAATTGAATCAAATCAAATCTCCGCAATTGACGCAATCAATGTATTAAACTTCTTAATGAAAGAGTTAGAGTTTATTTACGAGAGATTAGAATTAGAATCAAATGAATAAAAGACTTTTATTTTATCTAATAGGCGGCCTATCTGTAATTTTAGCAGGTACGGCCGCTTTTTTTTCTATAGCTGGTTTAGCTAAATTGTTTGCCGGAGCTGCTACTGCTGTTATCATAATGGCATCTGCATTAGAAATATCAAAACTTATTATAGCATCATTTTTATATCAATACTGGCAAACAATGTCAAAGGCATTGAAAGCTTATTTATTAATAGCGACCGGTATTATAATGTCTATAACTAGTATTGGTATTTATGGATTTTTATCTGCGGCGTATCAAGAAACGAAAAATACGTACAACTTGTCAGCTACATTTACTGATTCATTGAATTCAAAGAAAATGTATTATGAAACTTATGTAACTACATATCAAAAACAAATTGAACAGCAAAATAGTAGATTAACTCAACTTAATGCAATTCGTAATTCTCAAGAAAATAGATTGAATTTACAAACGGGGTCTGCATATCAAAATACAAAAAGTAGTAGATTAACTGATAAACAAATCGATGATGTAACTAAAGATGTAGATCGTTTAAATAAAATTGTTTTACAGTATACAGATTCTATTAACAAATTAACAGTCGCTGCAACCCAATCGAAGTTAAAAAACAATTTAACATCTGATTTAGGCCCATTAGAATTTATTTCTAATACATTTAATGTACCTATGGATTCTGTAGTAAATATACTAATTATACTTTTTATAATCGTATTTGATCCATTAGCCATTTGCTTAGTTCTAGCATATAATTTTATGAAAGGTAAGTTCGAGTCTGAACCGATCATTAATGAAAGTGAAGACAATGAATTATTCGATGAATTGCAAGACTTAGATGTACATCATAATACTTCTTCAGTAGTAGATACAATAATCGAAGCACCTGTTACAGAAAGAATCGAAGTAGATCAAGTAGAAGAAAAATTCAATGAAATAACGACTTCTAATACAGTTGAACAACCGGAGGTTGAAATAGATCAAGCTAGTCTTATAGAACCTGTAATTGAACATCAAATCGAGGTTAAACCGGCTAAGAAGACTCTTTCTAGAAAGAAAAAACCTAGGGTAGTTGTAGAATCAATGGATTATATGTCACCTGAACCTACAGTAGATGACACGATATTACATTTAGATGAAGTTCGAGCACAAAAAGCTGAAAGGGCTAAGCAGCTTTATTCCGGCGGTATATCTACAAATTAATTAGGATTTACGAAAATTATTTCTTATATTTTACTTAATGAAAGTAAAAGATTCTATCTACAAAGTAAAACACGTCGATGGACGTAAATATGTAGCATGTGAAAATTCTATTCCTGATGGTCGATTTTGGAAAGGTCGATTATGTACAAACTTTGTATCTGTAGCAGATACGTCAGTCGCAGCTGTTTGTTGGCAATGTGTTAATAAAATAGTTGAAGCTCCGATTCAAAGAAATGTACAAGAAAAGTCAGATAAACCTAAAGGATGGAAATTCATGAAAGTTTATGTTCATAAAGATGGTACAGTTTACCATAAAGGAGTTGAACAACCTAGCCTTAAAGGTACATTGCCTGTAACTGTAATTCAACCTAAAGAAGACAAAAAGAAAATGTCTAAACAAGAAAAGTCAGATAGATTAGCTTCATTAGGAAAAGAAATACAACATTTAAAAGCTGAGTTATTTGGCGAAACTCGCAAAGGTAAAAAAACAGAGATTACTAGAAAATTATCAAAATTAAACAGAGAATTATCAAAACTATCAAAATAAGTTATGTCTAGAAAAAATTTATACGACGAGCCTATTTCTACAAAAGAAGCGGCTACTAAAAAAATTGAATCAAGTTCAATTGAAAAAGATTTTGAACAAGATGTTTATAAAGAATTTGAATTTGGATTTAACTCCCAAGATTCAATTATTTACTTACACGGCGATATTCAAAATGGAAATCTATTTGATATAGTATCTAAATGTAGAATGATTTTAAATTATCGTCCCGAAGAAGATGCTGAAAAGCCTATTACAGTTTTATTGAATTCTAATGGCGGCGATGTATATGAAGCATTAGGTATCATTGATTACTTTGAAACATTGCCAGTGCCTGTAAATATAGTTGCACGTGGTAGAGCAATGTCAGCAGCGGCAATGATATTATGTTCTGCAACCGGTATTAGAGCAGCATCTAAAAATACTACAATAATGATGCATGAAGCTTCTGCGGAAATTTATGGGAAGACAGCTGACTTAAAAGCTAATGCAGATCATATCGATGAATTAGAAGATTCATTCTATAAAATGTTAGCAACTAAGTCTAACCAACCTGAAGAATTTTGGATTAAGGCATGTAGAAAAGATTTTTACATGACCGCAGCAAAGGCATTAGAATATGGTTTAATTGATCAAATACTTTAATATGAAAATTGACGTAGAAAAACAATGGAATGAATTAATGGGTTATATCGATTCTTATGTCGATGAACCTAGAAAGTCTAAATTAAAAGACTTATATGAAAGATTAGCAGATAGAATTTGCACTGCACCTGCATCAGGTAATTCAAATTATCATAATTGCTTTCCTGGCGGTTATATCGATCATGTTAATCGTGTAGTTAGAAATGCAATTAAATTGCATGGTGTATGGACTGAATTAAATGCAGGTACTAGTTTGTATAGTTTAAATGAATTAGTATTTGCTGCTATCAATCATGACTTAGGTAAAGTAGGTTCTTTAGAAGAAGAGTATTACATTCCTAACGATTCTAAATGGCACGTTGAAAGAGGACAAATTTATAAGATCAACACAAATCTTACTTTTATGAAAGTACCTGATAGAAGTTTATTTTTACTTCAACAAGCAGGTGTTGATGTATCAGAGACTGAATTTTTAGCGATTAAATTACATGATGGTATGTATGCTAAAGGCAATGAAAGTTATTTAATGACTAATTCAGATATGTCACTCAAAAATAACATGCCTATTTTATTACATCATGCAGATCATTTAGCTGCGCAAATGGAAGAATATGCTAATCATCATTCTAGTGTAGAATTAGTAACAGTTGAATCGTCTAAGGTTAAATCTAAAATGACTAGTGTTAATAATCCAGTACAAGATGATGCATTAAAAGCTGCATTTGATTCAATATTTGGATAATACAGTATGGTTATTTCAATTATTTTACTTATATTATTGTTAGTAGCAGGTTATAGTATATATAATCTGCTACAACGCAATGAGATTTTAGAAGACTTAGTAAATGATCAAGCTACAAAACTAAGTGACATTCGAACTACGGTATTAGAAGTTGAAGCTAAACTTATTTCATTGGACTTAAAAGGTTCATTTGAATCTGATGATGAAGTTGGTTTTTTCTTTCAAGAGGTTAAAGCGTTGAGTAAAGAATTAAAAGAAACAGTACAAGACAATTATGACATTTGAAGAATTAGAAGTATTTGAATCCGCGTATTGGGAAAAGAACAATACTAAAAAAGCTAAGAAACGTTACTTTACAGAAGTAACAGAGCATGCTATATTGTCATATAATAACACGGAAGATGAAATGCAACGAAATAAAATCTATAATAAGTTTATTCGTCAGTCATTTGATAAGTTAGCTGAAAACTTAATTCATACATTTAAGTTTTATAACTTTGACGTTCCATATGAAGATGTTAAAAATGAAACAATAGCTTTCTTAAACGAAAAAATACATAAGTATTCTGATCCATCGAAAGGAAAAGCCTTTTCATATTTTTCAATTGTAGGTAAAAATTATTTGATTTATCACAATTCAAATAACTATGATAAGTTTAAGAATAAAGCTGATATTGAAGCTATTGATGAGTCTAGACAGATTATTAATGAAGTAACTAGGGCGGCTGATGTAGAAGAAAAGTCAGAATTTATGGATGCATTTATTAAATACATCGACGATAACTTAAATGTTTTATTTAAAACTCAAGTAGATATGGCTGTCGCTGATTCAGTATTAGAACTATTTAGAACTAGAGAGAATATCGAAAACTTCAATAAAAAAGCTTTGTACATTATGATTCGTGATAGAACAGGTGTTAAGACTCAATATATTACAAAAGTAGTTAACATCTTGAAGAGAATGTACGCAGAAATGTATTATCAGTTTTTACAAACGGGTCGAATCAAATATACAATACCTAAAAAATCCGAATTTATGGTTTAAATATATTTATATTAAACCGTAATATATGGAAGGATTCGATATTGAACTTTTCAAAGGAAAATCTTTTTCAGATCTACTAAAAGACATTTATTCTAATTCACAGAAAAAGGATAGACAAATAAATGTATTGATATCTGAATTAAGACCTTTGATAAAAAACATAGGTGACGCAACAGTTATAGTTCCGTTAATCAAAGAATATTTAGAAGTAGGTGTTAAAAATGATGAACACCTAGTAAAATTAGCCGCGGTAGTTCAACGGCTAATTTCTACTAATAATAAGGTGCAAGCCGAAACAGGACAATCCTGGTTATTATCTGAAGAAGAAAAACAACAGTTATTAGAAGAGTTAGATTCTATAGAGTCTACGAATAAAGAAATAAATCAAAAGGTTGTAGAACTTTCTGCTAGCCAGAAAGAAATTGAAACTTCAATTGATAATATCGAGGATGGTCTATAATGCTACGTAAATTTAGAATTTCATCGGGAGAATATGAAATTGTACCTGCAGAGGTGCTATCCGTGAACTTTTCTGATGAAAATCCTAATTTAGTTAATACAATTCGAGTAAAAGTTTTAGATAAAAGATCAACGGCAGTAGATGATTCTTCATTAATGTCATTGATTGCTCGTCCGTTAAATAACAGTAATCGACGAATACCAATTGTACACGAAGTTGTATTGTTAATAAAAGCTCCATCTGCGTATACCTCGGGTACTAAAACTGATACTGATAATTACTATATCGATATCATCGGATTATCTAGTAACTTAAATCATAATTCATTACCTACGGTATCTAAGTTGGCTGCGAAAACTAGTACTAGTAATAATAGTACTAAC